TACATCTTCGGCTATGGGCAGAGCGAAAGCTCCCGTACCCATAAGGAGATTTAGATGGCTGATGCAGTAACCTCGCAAACCTTGCAAGATGGCGACAAATCTGTCGTGATGAAGTTCACCAACATATCCGATGGCAGTGGTGAAGCTGCTGTTAAGAAGGTGGACGTTTCCGCACTACAAACCCAGTCGGGTTCAGGTGCCTCATGTACTGGAGTAGCTATTCAATGTGTTTGGTATGAGTGCAGTGGAATGGCTGTAGATCTCCTATGGGATGCAACAACAGACGTGATCGCTTGGACCCTTAGTGGGTATGGATACTTTGACTTTAGATCTGCTGGACCTCTTACTAATAATTCAGGAAGCGGTAAGACTGGTGATATTATGTTTACTACCACAGGGGCTGGTAGTGGTGATCGGTATTCGATCATGCTGAAGATGGGCAAGAGCTACGAATAATGCCAATGAAAGACGTAATGTCCAAGTTCAAGGCGGGAACGCTACGATCTGGATCGGGCAGAAAAGTAACAAGTCCTAAACAGGCTATAGCTATTGGGTTAAGCTATGAAGGTAAGGCCAAGGGTGGTAGGGTCATGGGCACACAAACACTCTCTAGATTGAGGTCTAGGGGCATCATTGGTACTGGTAGTCACAAGTGCCCAGGTGTTCAAAGACATAGCGAGTTAGCACGAGATAAGTGGGAAGAGAATTAATGGCTTCTAAAAAGAAAGCTAAAAAGAAAACGACTAGAAGAAAAAGAAAAGAACTTACGGAAAGACAGAAACAAACACTTATTAAGCACGCAAAGCATCATACACCCAAGCATATGGCATACATGAGAAAAGAGATGAGAGGCGGTGCGACGTTTACTCAGGCCCATAAACAGGCTATGAAAAAGGTAGGTAAGTAGTGGCTACTTCAGGTACTGCAACATTTAATTTAGAAATCTCAGAAGTAATAGAAGAAGCCTTTGAGAGATGTGGGCTTCAAGCTAGAACTGGATATGATATTGAAACAGCACGCAGGTCTTTAAATCTATTGAGTTTAGAATGGGCCAATCGTGGTCTTAATTTCTGGACGGTGGAACAGGGAACTGCAACTGCTTCGGATAGTACCAGCACGGTTACACTTCCTGCGGATACAGTGGATTTAATAGAGCACTGGATTCGTACAGGGACGGGCACCTCTCAAAATGATCAGCCGTTGTCTAGGTTTAGTGTGTCTCAATACTCTACTATTCCTAACAAGCTGTCAGAGGGAAGGCCCGTTAATATCTATATAGATAAGCAATCTGCAGCACCTGTAGCATATTTATGGCCTACTCCCGACAAGGACTATACTCTAGTATATCAGCGTATACGTCGTATTGAGGATACTGGAGCCGTGGGATCAACTAATCCCGATGTCCCTGCTCGCTTTCTGCCTTGTCTTGTTGCAGGACTAGCCTATCAAATATCGCAGAAATATCCAGATGCTTTTGTACGTGCTCCACTACTTAAACAAGAGTATGAGTTTCAGTGGGGTTTAGCTGAACAGGAAGATCGTGATCGTGCCTCCGTACACTTTGTCCCAGGGGGCTATTAATGGCACGGTTTGCTAATGGGAAATATGCGTTTGGTTTTTGTGATCGTACCGGGTTTCGGTATAAGATCAAGGATTTAGTGCCTCAGATTAAAGCAGGTCGCATGACAGGCTTGATGGTAGGCAAAGATATGCTAGATGAAGATCAACCTCAAAACTTTTTAGGAAGGCTTGGAGACTATGCTGACCCAGAAGCGTTAAGAAATGCACGGCCAGACATAGCACAAGATACTAGCAGAAAAATGTTTGCATTTGATCCAGTTGGTAATGGCAATGCAGATGGATCAGGAAATCTTATCGCACGTGGTAAGGTGGGGAATGTAACGGTGACAACATGAACTATACTGAATTAACTGCTGCGATTAAGGACTATGCTGAAAATACTGGAACTGATTTCAGTGCTGCGATTCCTACATTTATTAAACAGGCAGAGCAAAGGATCTATCGATCCGTTAACTTGCCAGTTAATCGTAAGAATGTAACAGGTACACTAACAGATGGTAATGCATACTTAGCAATGCCTAGCGATTTCTTGGTTCCTTTATCTTTAGCGATTACTAGTTCAAGCAACCAAATATTTTTGATAAATAAGGATGTTAATTTTATACGATCTACATATCCAAATGCATCTACAGAGGGAACGCCAAAATACTATGGCACCTTTGATGTTGATACGTTTATTGTCGGTCCAACTCCTAATGATAATTATGCAACTGAGTTGCATTATTACTATCAGCCAGCTTCTATAGTTAGCTCCACTACATCTTGGCTAGGAACAAATGCGGATACGGTTCTTTTGTACGGGGCACTAGTCGAAGCCTATACCTATATGAAGGGCGATGCAGACATGATGCAACTATACCAGCAAAGGTATCAGGAAGCATTACAACTGCTTAAGTCACAGGCAGAAGGCAGAATGACTAGAGACGAATACAGAAGTGGTACAATAAGGATAGGAGATAATTAATGGCTATCACTCAAACAATGTGTACATCTTTTAAAAAAGAGTTGCTAGAAGGAAAACATAACTTTCTTCTCACTGGTGGAAATACATTCAAGATTGCATTGTTTACAAGCAGTGCGTCGCTGGGTGCTAGTACTACTGTGTATGCCAGCAGTGGAATGAATGAAGTCACTGGTACGGGTTATACTGCTGGAGGAAATACATTAACACGAATTGATCCTTCGTCTAGTGGAACAACTGCCTTAACTGACTTTGCAGATACCTCATGGTCTACTGCAACATTTACTGCTAGGGGTGCTTTAATTTATAATGTTACGAATGGAAATAGGGCAGTTCTTGTCTTAGACTTTGGTGCAGATAAAACTGTTACCGCAGGTACGTTTACGATTACATTTCCTACGGCAGATGCAAGTAATGCAATTATTCGCATAGCATAATATGTCTGCAACTGGATGGGGTAGAGGCACCTGGGGTTCTGATACCTGGGGCGGTACTGGAGTTACAGTAGGGGTTGATGGGGTAGTTGGTACAACAGGAATATCAAGTGTAACTATTTGGATATCAATAAATGATTCACAAACAACAGACTGGACAGCAGTGGGCGATTCGCAAACTCCAGGGTGGAATGACATCAATGATGCACAAACTCCAGGGTGGGATGATGTTAGCGATTCGCAAACTACAGTCTGGTCTAATATTAGTGATTCGCAAGACCCAGACTGGGAGTCTATAGACCGATGATGAAACAAGGAATTATGAGTTTACAGGGAGGTGGTGAGGGGCCTCCTCAAGGCGATATAATTAGTGAATTGAAAAAAAGATTAAGAAAAATTATGAGCACCTATCGTGAGCAACAACGTCTTTCTGAACAGCTTTTAAATCCGTCTTCCGAGTGGAGTGCCCTGGATGATACAGATTTTTTAAATCAAATTGATTGGGAAGGAATGGAGGAAATAGAAAAGCTAATATCACAGGGTGTTGACATAGATGATATTGAAGACTTTGTCAATCGGGGCATTCTTACGGCTCCAGCAGAAGCTACAGGTGGTGGGATGTTTACAGACCCCGATACAAAACAATTAAAGATGCCAAAACCTGATGTCGAATGGGGAGAAGGGATGTACCATTTGGAAGGCACTCCCCTAACTGCTGCCGATTGGGGGGATGATTTTTTTGGTAACTTGACTATGGACTATTTCGGAGACGATGCGAAACTAATGGGTCCTCGTTTAAGGCAATTAGCAGAAACTAATCCTGGAGCATTTCAAGGGCTATTAGATTATTTATATGAGTCGGATGAGATTGGTTCTTCGCTAGATGAAATGTTATATGGAAAAGAAGCTAAAAAATGGTTTTATCCTAAATCTATTGTCAACCTGCACGATGATCCTAATGTTTCTTTTACGGAGGGACTATATAGAGATTTGAATCAATGGATAGATAGAATGTCTGATGAAGAATTTGCAGAAGAAATAGCACAGGCTAATAGGGAGAAAAGGCCCTCGGCTGCTTCAAGGATCAATATGGATCTTCATAAAGCGTTACAGGAAATAAAAGCAGATTCTCCTGTACCAAGTCGTGGGGCTAGGCTGACAGGCCCAGGACCACTTAACACTAAATTGATGAGTATGCTTCCTATTGGTACATTGGCTGGTAAGGCGGGAGTACAAGCAGCGTTGCAAGCGATACCCCTGGGTCCTCTAGATGCCTTGGAGATTGCAGTTACTCCAGAAACAGCGGGAAATCCAGAGGAATATCTTGGTGATTATGATAGTCCTCATGCAGATCTTTCACGCCTCCTACAAGCCAGCGGTCGATCTGTTTTTGATGAACTTGGGCCTAATACAGAGAATATGGATTTAATTCGCTCCCTCTCACCGACTACATATGATAGTAATATAGAGGACTTGATGAACGCATTATACGAAAGTGAACGTAAGCGTACTAAACCAGGGACACCCATATTAGATCTCTTAAGAAGATGATGTTCCAACATAAAATTATTTTTAGCTAGGAAGATATAATGGCAAGCACATATGTAAATAATTTACGATTGAACGAGATGGCCACGGGTGATGGTTCGGGAACCTGGGGAACAACTACGAACACTAACTTAGAGTTAATAGGAGAAGCCTTCGGGTATGGCACTAGAGCTATTGCTAATTCTGATGTCGATACTATTACTATAGGAGACGGAGTTTCTGATGCTGATAGGTCCATGTACCTTAAACTTACGGGTGGGGGTCAGGCTTGTACTGTTACAATAGGTCCAGCTACCGCATCCAAAGTATGGATTATGGAAAACGCTACCTCCTATACCCTCACATTTACTTGTGGCACTGGAGCTAATGTAGCAATCCTTGCAGGTGAAATAAAAATGATAGCCACAGACGGGGCTGGTAGTGGTGGTGCGGTTCTTGAAGTATTAACCGATTTAAACTTAGCAGGAACAACTAAAGTTGATGACCTTACCGTTGGCGATGACTTAGTTGTTGGTGGAGATATAGACCTGGAAGGAGCTATAGACGTTAACGGTATAGCCAACTTAGATGCAGTTGATATCGACGGTGCAGTACAGATTGATTCAACGGTTACGGTTGGTGTCGATGATACTGGATATGATGTAAAGTTCTTCGGAGCTACGGCCAGTGCTTATATGTTATGGGATGAATCTGCCGATGACTTGATCTTAGCGGGTGCCGCAGGGCTAAGTGTGGACGGTACTACCGATTTAGATAATACAGATATAGATGGAACACTGGTCGTAGATGGCTCAAACATTTCATTGGATTCTACATCTACATTAAATATAGACAATTCTAATACCTCAAACGGTATTACTATAGGTACTGCTACATCAGGTGTGCCAATTTCAATCGGGCATTCAACTTCAGAAACAACCGTTAATGATAATCTTACAGTAACAGGAACACTCACATTAGGATCGGGAGCAGAATTAACAGAAGCTGAGTTGGAGATGCTTGATGGTATAACTGCTGGCACTGTAACGGCTTCCAAGGCAGTTGTAGTAGACAGTAATAAGGATATAAGTACGTTCAGAAACTTGACGATTGATGGTGTTTTTACAGACGGAAACTATACTTTCGATACAAGCGGAAATGTAAGTGGCTTGGGGACAGTTGGATCAGGTGCAATTACTTCGTCAGGAGTCGTTACAGGAACAGGATTTACTATTGGCAGTGCTGCTATTAACGAAGCAGAACTTGAAACTATCGACGGAGTAACTGCCGGCACCGTATCAGCCTCTAAAGCAGTTGTAGTAGACGGTAATAAAGACATTGCAAGTTTTAGAAATGTTACACTTACAGGTGAACTTGATGCGGCTACGTTAGATATTTCAGGTGCTATAGATGTAGAAGGTACAGCCAACCTTGATGTTGTAGACATCGACGGTGCAGTGGATATGGCATCCACACTAACTCTGGCCGGTAATGCAGACTTCAATGGTGACTTAGATGTAGATGGTACGTCAAATTTAGATGTAGTAGATATCGATGGTGCGGTTGATATGGCTTCTACACTAACCCTAGCTGGTAACGCAGATTTTAATGGCGACTTAGACGTAGACGGAACTACTAACCTAGATGTAGTAGACATCGACGGTGCGGTAGATATGGCTAGTACGCTAGCTGTTGCTGGGGTTTTGACAGGTGCTTCGTTAGATATCTCAGGTAACATAGATATAGATGGTACGTCAAATTTAGATGTAGTAGACATTGATGGTGCGGTAGACATGGCATCGACATTGACCTTAGCGGGCAATGCAGACTTCAACGGTGATTTGGATGTTGATGGAACCACAAACTTGGACGTAGTTGATATTGATGGTGCAGTGGATATGGCTTCTACGTTGACCTTGGCTGGTAACGCAGATTTCAACGGTGACTTAGATGTAGATGGTACTACAAACCTAGATGTAGTTGATATAGATGGTGCAGTAGATATGGCATCCACACTACAAGTTGATGGTGCCATTACAGGGTCTAGCACTATTCAAGGCACAACGATCACAGCGACTACAGCTTTTGTTCCAGATGCCTCCGATGGAGCCGCTCTAGGTTCAGCCTCACTGGAGTTTAGTGATTTGTTTTTGGCAGATGGTGCAGTAGTATCATTCGGTGATGATGACGATGTAACTCTGACTCATGTTGCAGATACAG